ATGGGCGGACGTGGTGCGGGCCTCCTTCGACGACCAGCGCTTCCGGGAGGAAACCCTCATCTTCTGTGGATCCCTGATGCCCGCAGATTTCCAGACCGCCTTCCAGCGCCTCGAGGAGCAATCGAAGCAACTGGAGGCTGCGCAGGTGGAGCCCGCATCGGAGTTGGGTGGAAAAAAGCCGTCCCCTGCGACGAGCCCGGATTCGTAGCAGCCCAGGTATTTGCCGTCGCCGCCGAGACGGGCTGGCCCGAGGAACGGATCCTGTTCATGCCGATGGCGAGGCTCGCGCAGTATCAGCATTGCCTGTTCCGTCGGAACGCGGTCCGCACCACATGGAGCACAGCCAACCCGGACGCCCCGGACCTCCGCGACCAGCTTGCAGCATTGCGGCTGCAGTGGCGGGGGCCGGTTGACTCTGACGACGAGACGTGAGCTCGATGACCGTCACCCTCGGGGCCGACATCTCCGCCCTGAAGCGGGCCATGACGGCGGCGGGCGATCTCGTATCGTCCTCGGCCCGCCGGATGCGACGGATCACGAGCGCCAGTCTGGCCGGCCTGGGCAAAGGGGGTGCCCTCGCCCTCCAGAAGGGGTTCGCCCTGACGGGCACGGCTCTCAAAGCCGGGATCGGTGGGGCCCTTGCCGGTGGTGCCGCGGCGGTGGCGGGTGGCGTGAAGGCGATCAATGCCGCGGCAGATTTTGAACAGACTGAGGTCGCATTCACCACCCTGATCGGGGACGCCAGGAAGGCCGAAGAGACCCTTCTTCGCCTCCGTGAGCTTGGAGCGCAGACACCCTTCGAGTTCCCGGAACTGGCCGACGCGGGCCGGAAGCTCATCGCCTTTGGGGAGTCCGCAGATTCCGTACCCGAGACCCTGCGCCGGATCGGTGACATCTCGGCCGGCATCCAGGCACCAATCAACGAGATCGCGGAACTTTACGGTAAGGCGCGGGTGCAGGGGCGCCTCTTTGCGGAGGACATCAATCAGCTAACGGGACGCGGGATCCCGATCATCCAGGAACTGGCAAAGCAGTTCGGGGTGTCGGACTCCGAAGTGAAGAAACTCGTCTCCTCGGGACAAGTTGGATTCCCGGCGATAGAGCAGGCCTTCGTCTCGCTCACCTCGGAGGGCGGGAAGTTCGCGGGCATGATGGAGGCACAGAGCAAGACGACCACCGGCCTATTTTCCACCCTCAAGGACGCGATCAACGAGACCTTCCTCATCCTCGGACAACCGATCAACGATGCGATCCGCCCCTTGGTTCAGGAGGCGATCGGGCTGGTCCAGAAACTGGCTCCGATGGCGAAGCGCGCAGGCGAGGCGGTGAAGGGCGCGATTCAGTTCGTGATCGCTGCCTTCAAAAGCGGTCAGCTGCTGGACCTTGTCACGACCTCCCTGAAGCTGGGATTCATGGATGCGGTGAACTCGCTGGTGCACGGGTTCCGGGTAGCGGTCGGTTTCCTTTGGAACGCGCTCACCGACGGCACGATGTGGCAGAACCTCGGAAAGCTCTACCTCGGCATCGCGGTGAAATTCTCCAACAAGATCCTGCGCGGATTGGAGACGGTGCTCAACTTCCTCGCGGCCGGAATGGAATGGGTGGGCGCGCTCCTGGTGAAGCAGCTCCTCAAGATCCCCGGCATGGAGAAGCTCCTCGGCGTGAAGTCCGAGTTCGTCTCCACCGACTTCGGGGAGATGTTCCGCGCGCGGCAGGACGGGAACTTCTTCGGTCTGGACCTCGACGGGATGGAGAGGTTCGGAGACCGGCTCACCCGGGAAGGATCGTCGGGACTGGCGGATCGACTCGCCGCAGCAGCATCGGAAGCCATCGCCAGCGCCGCCAAGAAGGGCGAACTCATCGACACCACCGCCATGCAGGAGAAGCTGGTCGGGATCGTGCAAGCGATCCAGCGAGCGCTCCCGAAACCCGAGGAAGCGAGAGACGCGGCCAGCAAGGTAACCGGGGCGGGTCAGGGGCAAGCATCGCCCCTCGCCGCGCAGCAGTCCGCCCGCCTGGCTCCGATTGTTACCTCCCTCGGCCGGGTGGGCGGTGGTGGATACGCTCCGAGTGCGCTCGACGCCCAGCGGGAGAACAACCGGCTCACCGGCGAGACGAACCGCCTCCTCCAACAGGCAAACAAGCACCTGTCCAAGCTGGGCGGGTCACAGCCTGTTGCTTCCTTCGGTTGACGCGGTCTCCGGGCCAAGATGCCGAGACACGTCTCGATCCAGCCCGGACGCCTCTACCCGCAGCCCGACTACACGGTCCAGATCGACCAGGAGGGCAAGTGGTCGGTCACGCAGGTGTTCCTGTGCCACCGGAGCTCGGCGGTAGCCCTCATGCCGCGGCCGGGATCGGTGCACCCCGAGGTGCCCTTCGTGGCTGTTAGCCAGGTGACGGCCCAAGTCACGGAAGGCGACCTCGCGGAGATCACCTGTGTCTACACCGGAGCGGAAGCCTCCGAAGAAGAAGCGGAACAGGCCAATGCAGTCTACACGATCGGGCTGTCCCTGAGCGAGGAACCGCTGTTGTCCCACCAGCGCTACGCTGACCTGGAGGAAGAAGAGGTCGAGGCCCTGCAGGCAATCGCCAGCGGGAAGGATACGGATTCCTCAGGAGCGCCCTACAAGGACCAGGTGACCAGCGAACTCGGACAAGAGGCCCTCGAGAAAATCCAGCGCGGACAGGTCTCCTACTACTCCCCAAAGATCACGTGGCGGGAGTCGTTCGTGCGGGACAACGGGGTGAAGAACTCCGACCTGAATAAGATCGGGGAGATCGATGACCCATCCGGCAATCCGCCTTCACTCGCCCAGGGCCGGGACTGGCTGCTTCACGGGGTGACTCAGACTCAGGAGGGCCGGTCGTATCGGATCGAACGGGAATGGCTGGCGAGCGACCGGGGCGGTTGGGATCCGGACATCTACCAGGACTGAATGAACCCGCCTTCCAAGAAGCGTCCCGGCCAGCCCGTCCTCGCCACGGACTGGAACCGGATCATCGACGCGCTGATCGCCCGCACTCCCCGGCCGGGACTCGGCCTCGAACTGGTCGCGTCCCCATCCGGGTTCACGTTTCGCATGAGGCCTCGTGCTCCCTCCGGAGGATCGGCCGTCGCCGAGTGTCCCTTCGGCCGGCTCACCACATGGACGGAGGGCGAGGGCCAGGCCGCCACGACGAAGACCGGTATCCTCGGCGGGGTGGTCTACGCGGGCGACAAGGTCTGGAACGTGGAGCCGCAGGAGCTGAATCTCGAGGCCGATGGCGAGTTCCTCGTATGGCTGGAGGTCGGGGTGACCGCCAACAAGGAGGACGGGGTGCTGCTCCCCGGCTTGGAAACATCCACCGAGCCACAGTGGCAGCAGGGAGCACTCGCCGCAGGCTATCCAGACATTTCAGTGCCCGAAGCGGACCCCGGCACGGGAACGGCCATCGTGGCATTGGGCTCGCTCACCATTGAAGAGGGCACCGCCACATTCTCCAAGACCGGCTGCGGGAACCTCCGCATCACTCACTGTCCGGGAAACCTGGCACATCTTCGCGTCGGCTGACCATGAGCATCGACACCCTCCAAGACTGGAACCAGCGGCTCGGCGCCTGCGGGTGTTGCCCGATGCCGGAATGCCCGGCTCCTGACAGCGACAGCCAAGCTGCGTCACGCACGCTCACCGCCATGACCGGGAGTGCGAGCTCGTACAGCATCGGCGTGCCGTCGCTCCAATACGGAACCGACCCCGGGGAGGTCCCTCCCATCGAGCGCTTCGTGCTCTACCAGTTCATGCGGGTGAGCGACCTACTCGTGATCGATAAGGTCAACGAAGTCCGGAATGAGTCCAAGATCGTCACGCTCAACAAGGAGCCGCCGATCATGGAGCGCAACGAAGCGGGTGTTCCGCCGATCATCGGAGCGGTCACCCGCGTCATCGGATCCGACTCCGGAAGCTGGACCTACTACTTCACCGAGGACGACGGCAATGGTGGCCAACAGCGGGCGGGTATCTCCGAGCAGGGCAACTTCAGCGGCAGCATCAACGACAACGCCACTCCCTTCGGCGGAGCTACCGGCCCGGGCACCCTGAGCTACACCGCCTATGACGAGGACGGCAATGTGATCGACTCGGACACTTACGCGATCACCGTAAGCTACGGGCCAGCCTGGTTCAACTTCCTGAATCCCAGCACGGTGACGACTTCGCTCAATGGCGGCCTTCTGAAGCACGAGGTCAGTGACAGCAGGCGCTCGCTCACCGTCGAGTTCCTCGATCCGCACACTCCCGAGACCGCCCGCGATGCGATCGTTCCGCCGCCAGTCGAACCGGAGGAGTGGTCGACCTCGGAAGGCCTGCTTTCATCCAGCTTCTCGGTCGGCTACATCGATGAGGAGAACGGCGATACCCGCCTCACCGGTGCCAGTTGCCGCCGGGTCCGCTTCCGCTGGCGGGTGCCTCAGGATTTCGAGGGCAGCTACTTCAAGGTCGTGTGGGACGAGGTCTTCTTTCCCGACGGATGGGACGCCACGATCGATGATCCAGATTGGCAGCCACCGGACCCGTTGCCCGATCCGCCCCCGGATCCGCCGCAGGTGCCTGATCCGAATGCCCCGCAGCCCCAACTCCTCCGGCATGGCGAACTGGAGTGGCAAGGCCCCGGAGATCCGGAGAATCCTGACTCGTGGATTCTCGGCGACTGGCAGGACCTCGAGATCCCACAAGGCATCGGCGAGGTGCGGGTCGTGAACATCGGGGTGGTATGCTACCGCTCGCCCTTCGGCACCAAGCCCACGGCGCACGGCGAGCAATGGTCACCCCCCAGTTGACAGCCCACCG